TTCGTATCTCTTGCCAGAGTGTGCATGACCTCTTAGACCGTGTGATTTGCCCTCTAAGCGGGCTGCACTAATTCTGTGATTCATAGATTCATCTACCTTTTTCTTTTTCTTGTCGGCTGCCGCCTTCTTCATTGATTCTTTCTTGTTGCCATCTTTGTCAAGGTCTAAGAAGTCTGGCTTCTTACCTTCTAAAGTTGTTTGACTACGACCAGCACCTAGATTGGCACCTTGGGTATCAATGCCGTTAGTAGGAGCTATATCGCCTTCTTTTACTTTCTTGGGAAGCTTGCTTACCTTTTGTCCGTGACTTTTCTTGATAAACTCTTTTGCAACCTTCTGACTTACACCAGTCTTCTTAGCAACATCTTTGTCATCAGCAGCAGCATACATTAATTTTGCTTGTTGCTGACTTGCAAACTTTTCGTCAAGCTGTTCTTCTTGAACCTTACCCCAATCACTCTTAGCACGAATAGCAAACGCAAGTTCTCTCATCTTACCGAACTCTGGCGAACCCTTCTTGTGTGGGCCACTTGCCTTTAGTTTGTTATAAGCTTTAGTAAGTTCTGCCTTGTCTTTTCCAGCATACTTACCCTTCTCACTTGGAGCTACTTTAGTTTCAGCATCCCACTTTTCTTTCATTTGCATTTGACCAGCTGGTTGCTGACCAGTTGCACCTGCAGGTGCCGGCTGACCTGTTTGACCAGCAGTTGGAACAACGATTTGCAATTTCTTCTGCTGAGCAAGATCACCTACTGCTTTGCTTAAAGCTTGTGCAGCAGGACTTGTATCGGTTACATTGATAAATCCTGCGCCAGTTTGTTGGGTGCCGCCTTCTTTTCCTACTACAGGAACAGGCTGTTTTGTTGCCATTGTCTCAAAAATGTCTTTAAGACGAGTTGGCTTAGTTTCAGCGTTTATGGGTGGCTTAGTTGAATCTTCACTCAACATTTTTTTCTTAGTAACCTTAGGAGCAGTAGCTTCTAATTCAGTTAATTTACCTAGAATGTCTTTCATTATCTGCCTCCCATTGCGCCTGTGCGAGGCTTTTCTGGTCTCGTGATCTTAGTCATTGGACTTTCTTTGCCCATTGTTGCCATTAGTGTTTCTGGCTTGAAAGGATCAAATGCATCAGGAGTCTTCTTGCCCTCATAAGGAATGTCAATCTTGTCATCCTTAGTTTGTTCTTTGATGCTGTCAAGATAGCTGTTACCATATGCTTTTGCAGCTTCTTTAGCACCGGGCTGTTCTTCAAGTTCTTCATGAGTTAGAACAGGGCTGTGATCCATTTGATTTTCATAGCCTTCCATTTCGGAAGTGACGCTCTCATCATAGCCGGTTTTTACAAGACGAACCATGTTTACATTGTAGCCAAGCAATTGAGCAATCTGTTGGATCATAGGTTCTGTAGCAGGATATCTGAATTTTGCTCTGATTAAAGTTACTGGCTCGTTTGACACATCATTGAATCCATATGGACTCTTTTGAATAGGGGTAGTCTTTGGTTCTGACATTTCAATTGGGTCAAACTTTTTAAGATTATACTTGAACATGTCAAGCCAGTTCTTATCAACCTGTCCCGCAATTTTGACAGTATAATCGTAAGTGTGAACACTTTCCATGATATATTGTTTTAAGCTACGCATATGGATCCTTGCAATATTATATTATGTATTTATCACTGTTCATTATTTTTGTTGGCGAGCATCTTAAGCAACTCGTTTCTATCAAATGCTTGCCCTTCGCCTAATGGAGTATTTTCTACTTCTTCATTTTTTGCTGCATTCTTAGCGTCAAGCTGTGCTTTCTTCATCTGTAAATCAAGCATTTTAAGCTTTTTGTTGATCTTGGCTGTCTTAGCAGTGATAGCGTGACCAAGCATACTACTTGCACTGTTAAAGATTTCTGAACTAAAACGTGATTCAACCTGCATACCCAAGTCCATAAGGTCTTTGTAACTTGCAGTGGCCATTGCGGCTAGATCATCCATTTCATTGTCAGCAGCTTCTAATCCTTTAACTTGAGGCAATGCTGCCTCAATCTTATCTAACGTGCTTAGTGCATTTTCTGTCACTTCTTCAGTGACTTCAGGTAGAGGAATAGTGAGGTCATTGTCCCCAGATGATAGTTCAAATAATTCTTCAAGCTTTTTGGTCATAAAGTATTTATTTACTTAGAGCCATTCCTGAATATATCATCTTCGGTGATGACTCTAAAAGTTAATCCCTGCTGTTTACAATATGCAGCGGCTGCGCTCCATTTAGCATGATTGATCGCAACGATTGCTCTATCTTTCGCACTAGCAACTTTACTTTCAATTACGCTCTGCTTTTTGGGCTTAATCTCAACTACCTCAGCCACTTTCTTGCCAAACTTGTTTTCATATACTACAAAAAAGTCCGGAACATAGATAGTGGGTTTACCGGTTAATGGATGCTTGTATGGGATACGCATAGCTTCGCTTGCCCAGTATATAATGTTTTTGTTGGTATCACAAAAAGTCATGAACGTGAGTTCCCAACCAGAACGATATTTAGGCTTGTGTTTGCCTATGTACTTTTCTGGGTTTTTAGGTGTGTATATACCTTGCGCCCAATTACCCATGTTATTGTACTACGTTGCGCTGTACTGCTTCGTTCGGCTTAGGAATAATGCCCACTCCATATAGTGAAGCTTTGGGCCTAAATGTATTCAAGTAATAGCATATTACTTGATTAGTTTGCAGTTTAGTAGTCGTACCCTTGATAGTGGCTAATAGGTCCAGTACATTGAAGTTTCCTTCTTGTGCTATTCTAAACAAGAGTGATGCAAAGTTTCTAGCGATACCCTGATTCTTTGATGTTCCTAAAAAATAGGAATAGACTACATCCCAGTCTGCTGCGTTTACACGTAGCTTAGTGGTGTAGAAATTGTCAAAAAGTCTGACAGTTTGATCTAGATTTGTTACTGAGTATATAGCCATAGTAGTATTTATGTGTTTGTTATAGGTCCGGTACCAAAGATAGGTTCAGTGGGGAAACCTGCTACGTCACTAAAGTCTTCTCCGTTATATTGTTCGCCCGCTAACGGTTCATTAGTGATTGGCGCCGGGCTTCTTTTTGCACCAATTGTGGGGAAGCCGGCTAGTCCTACCACACCAGGTGTTTGATTTGCGCCTGGAACTGAAAAAGGTGCATTTCTGTTCTTAGGAGTATTAGTAAGTGATGTTAGGAACGAATTGGTTAATTCTATCGCAGCAGTTTCTTTTAAGTTTGGATTTTTAAGCCCATTGTATACTGCATTTGCATTTAAAACGGCGCCGGCAGCATTTCCATCCTTCAATGATTGGATAAACCCACCTGCTGCATCTATCAACCCACCCTGTCCCAGTACAGTACCATTTGCGCCCGGGGACATGATCGGACTTGGTGTTCTATCGTAATTTTGTTCGCTACCAAATCCAGTAACAATACTTGCAGGATCTCTGCCGTCTAAGCTTCCATAATTATATACAACGGTTTCGTAGTCTATGGTCATCTTGTTTTCCATAACTCCATTACCAGTATCATAATTATATGTGTCGTGTGAGAAGTTAGTAATTACTGGATTTACCAAGGTGTATGCTGTGAAATTGTGTTGATGAAGACCAAACACTGTTATGTTTCTAAAGAACGGAACCTTAACTCCGCTGTCAGCAAAATTAGCATTGTTACCACCACTGAATCCCCAATCGTAGTTTTTATTTTCAGCTTTTTCGTAAATGTCTCTATAATTATAGTTTTCTATAGATTCAGTAATCTCACCGTCGAAGAACTGAGTTCTTTCTATAGGAGAGCCTCTTTCGGCTGGCAAAACTGCGCCGGGCTTTGAACCATCATTATAGTAGTAGCGATAATACGCTTCCCACATCTTTGTAACATTATTTCCGTTGTCATCGTGAAATGTGATATCAATTGGCTCATATCTGATTTTTGTTTGAACAATACGTTTTCTATTGTATTGATTCATTTGTGCTGTCTGCAATGAATATGACGGGAGGCGCACTTCTTTTACTAATATTCCGAAATTAGTTGCCTGCGGATATGCTTCTGGATTAATATCAAAATAAGTATGAAATAAAAATTTAAACTTAGGCGAATTCTCATAAGAATTCGGTCTAAAAGTTTTTGAAGCGTGCGTGTAATCTCTAAGGTATTCGCTGCCGAAGAATTCTCCGGCAGCGGACCTAAGTAAACTTTCGCCCCAGTTACCTAGTGACATAAAGTGTCCTAACTATTAAGTAGTGCCACCGATACCTGTTGCGATACCAGTAGAACCGTTGAATGCACGACCAACTAGCTGACCTACTCCGCTTGTTAGAGGTGCTTGAATTGCATTATCATAACGAATTTGTAATGCGATTGATACTGCTTCACTAGTTGCATAGTTTAGATTCTGATAGTTTGCCTGCTGAACGAAGCAACCATATAGTTCCCAAGTTTCAAGCACAGTAGGAGCAAGAGCGCCGTTACCACCGTCTAGAATCTCAATATTGGTTTGGAACTTATAGTCTTGACCAGTAGCAGCAGATGCTTGCTCAACGAAATCCATCTGCTTCTGCAATTGCTGACCAATTGCTTTTGAAACTGACCCGGAAGCATCATCACGGATGTTTACTGTTAGTGGGTTCCACGTGTGCTTACCTGCAAGATACATTCTTGAGTTGTAAACGTTTAGCGTTACTTCATCAAACTGTACCTGTGGTCTTGAGCAGTCCATAACCTGCTTAGTAAGCTGTAGTCCACCGTTAGCATCAACCCCAAAGTTCAAGAAGTTGACTCTAAAGCGGAACTGTAGTTTAGGCATCAACAGACCTTGGTTGCCGCCTGCGTTATCAGATGCTACGGTCATGTTGAACAATGATTGTGAGG